CTTCATATCCGATGATGTTTACAGATGGCAAGCACTCGATGAGTATGTTTCCACTGCTTTCTATGCTCATGACTTTTCTGATGGTAGAAGTGCTTGTTTAGAACTTCTGAATAACAGACCTCTTCCAGAACAAGAGAGAAATCGAATTCAGCAAAATCTAACCCATTACGAAAATGTTCTTGATCAAAAGAAACAACAAAAAAAGAATGAAGTTATTGTTTCTCAACAGTCAAATGTTCTACGCAAAATGGAACTAGCGAAAGAAAAGAGAGAAATGAAAGAGAAAAGAAAGAATCGTGTCAAGAGAGGCACAAAGGTAATTTCATCAAAAAGTAAATACAAGAAGAAAAAGAAAATCTAAAAAACATACATATAGAGTATATTTTTAAGTGTATTTGGAGTTTTTATGGCATCTGAAGTAGACATTGTTATAGATTCTGGGACTTCCTTCTCGTACCATTTCCAATGGACTGATAGTACGGTGGCGGCAAATCCTGGCGTAGATTTAAAAAAATATGTTGCTAATATGGATGTTCGTCGGTCGGTTCTTGCAGACAAAAAATTATTGAGTCTTCATGGATCCACTCTCAATGACAATGGAAGTGCAATCAATTCAGGAATTACACATGGTGGTAGTACCGGAGAATTTGTAAATGGAGCAACATTCAGTGGAATTCCAGGCGCAGGTGGTATTTTTCTAAATACTAGTGCCGCAGGTGGTACGGGATTTACTGGTGGGATACGAATAGAAATAGATGCAACAAGCACAGCAAACATTCCAGCAGGAAGACACTTTTATGATGTACAGGTAAAATCAGGAGGAACGGGTGGCGTTGTCACTAGACTTCTTGAAGGAAGATTCGAAATCAGAGGTTCAGTAACCAGATAATTCAGAACTAGGAGAGAAGCATGGCAATCGTAGTAAACGGACCAGGAACGCCCGGACCAGAAGGACCTCAGGGACCTACTGGACCAGCAGGAACATTATCAGCAAATACAGGAATTTCTGTTGGTGGAACATTGTCAATGAGTGGGCATATTGTTCCCACTGTAACCAATACCTATAATTTAGGTGATACCGCCGCATACTTCCAAGACCTGTACATTGGTACGGGTTCTATTATTATGATGTCTACTGATGGTAAGGCTGCTAAACTCTCGATGGACAGTGATGGTGAACTTAAATTCGAAAGACAGAATAGAGTTCCGGCACTCGCACTCGCTTCTTCGGTTGTCCAAGGATTCAGAGGAACAACAACTAAATTCACTGCTTCGGCAGTTTCTGGTGATAAGGGAACCACTGGTTCTACTGGGTGCGGAATTGACCGAAATTATAAATTCGGCGGTATGACTGTAGATGAACAAGGTCTCTACGCAAAGGGTAAATTCTGGACAATCGATAATGCAGGCGATGCTGGCGCCACATTCATGAACTTCGATTCTATTATAATTAACAACTGGGAAGATGAACATTGCAATCGTAACTTCTGTTATCGGATGAATGCACTTCCTTATTGTGCAAGAATTGATATTTTCCCCCAAGGATTTTCTGGTGGAAATCAACCTTGGGCAAGATTTTTCTATGCAGGACACTTCGGTGTCGGTGGATGCACACAAAGCGGAAATTCAGCAGGATATCATAGATTTGATATTGATACAAACCATCCAATTCATACAATGAACAGTCCTTCTGGTGGAAGTGCCGCGTTTATAGTAGACGATGAGTACGAACTTAGATTCTTCCCAATGTGTTCCGGGGATTCTGACACCGATGATGGTGCATCAGGAGGCAGTGGTGGTTCTTCTGGTGGAGATGATGGTGGTGGTGGAACTGTAGACCCACCTGCTCCAGAATATCCTTGTATTACAAGAAAGAGTCAACATAGGTATCAAGGATTTACATTAGAAAATGGAATCGGAAATCTCAAGGGTTACTTTGCTCTTGGGGGACCTGGTGCATCGGGTGCTAACGCAGGTTTTCATGGGGGTGCAATTGTCAGTATAAATTCAATCACAGAAATGTATGTGGGTAATTTTTCTGGTCCTGTGGAGGGATTCATTAACGATAACGCATTCTTGTCTAACTTGAATCAAAATGGTAGAGTTACAATTACCAGAAATAACGGTGCTTCAAGTGACACATGGGCAAGATATAATTACTCAGCAATCGGTGTTTCTGGTGGAACAGGTGACGGTGGATATGTAAGATTTACAGGAATGACACTTGATACATTTGGACCAGATGGAACAGAACAGAACACTACACTCAGAACGGATAGATCAAACAATCTGTGTTTCGAAGACATTGCAGTCACCGGACCTACTGCGTCCCTCGGTACGAATCAATTCTCGTTCCATTACAAAGTAGGAACAGGAGATTCGAAACCAGGCACTGGATTCTTCAAGTTGGGAACAACTGGTGCTGAAGATTCTCTAAGAGATTCAGAATTCCTATACCTTGACAACTTGGAAGAGAACGGTGAGTATGGTACTGGTAGATATATCGGTGACTTCATGGATACACTGGACAACAGTGGAACTATAACAATCACTCCTCACGCTCAAGTCGCTGGACAACAGTGGGTTAAATATTTCTACACTACCCAAGTCCAAGGAATTACTTCCGAGGGTGGAAGTGCTGGATATCACAAGGTTCTTGGACTTAGTGCTATGCATGCTGGAAACTGGAATGGAAATTCATTCGGTTCTGGTATTCAATCGGGATACGCAACAGGACCATTCATGATTGAGTTTAATGATTCCGTTGCACAAACCGAATGGGAGTACATTAACATTCAAGGACCGAGAGACTTTGCTGAAACAGGACTTGCATACAGTGTTCTTGAGAAAGGATATCCTGTAACAATTGAGTCGATGAGAGGTCGTCTAGGAACAGGTGGTGGATGCACTGGTACTTTCTATCGAAATGCAATGCAGTCGAATCCTGTGCCTGGTATTAGTGGAGCAAGATTCAGAAATGGAGGATACATTTTCCATTATGCCTCAACAGCAGGTAACACCTTCTCTGGTGGAAACACTCTGGCAGCAGATGAGACTCTGTTCTTGAACTTGACAGGATTCACCCTTTCAGGTTCTACAGGTAATCCCAACTACTTCTCAGGATATGTTAAGTTTAGAAGAACTGATGGAAGTTGATTGACTTCTGATTAAATTATGTTATATTATGTAAAAGGAGCGTGAAAGTGAATACACTTAGTTATTATAAAATTGAAGAAGATGTAGCAGACCCTCAGTTTTCTACTGAGGGTTCTGCATGTTTTGACCTGTGTGCATATCTTGCAAAGGATAATACAATCTGGGCAGACCAGAAGAATCCAATTGTAACAGTCTATGAAATGGACAATAAAAAAGTTGCAAGAGAATGTAAATGTTGGGCGTTACCAAACAGTCAGTTTTCTGTTGGATTTGAACTACACCCAGGCGAAAGAGTTCTTGTACCAACCGGATTGATTTTTGATATACCAGAAGGATACTCAGTGAGACTCCACACTCGTTCAAGCACTTCCTTGAAAAAAGGTTTGACAATGCCCAACGGTGAAGGTATAATTGACTCAGATTACTACCATCAAACCTACATGATGCTATACAACGCAAGTGCTGATGTCGTTCGTATCTATCACGGTGATAGAATTGCTCAAGGTGAGTTAGTAGAAAATGTGAAAACAGAACTGGTCGAGACTATGGTTATGCCTGAACAAAGCACATCCAGAGTCGGCGGATTTGGTTCAACAGGAGTTAAGTAATGAATCGTGAACAACTATTTAAACACCACAAAGAAATTTGTGCTGAAGCATTAAGTATCATGGAAAAGAAAAATCATGACTATGCAGGACAAGGTGGAGAATCGCCTTTTGCCAACTTTACTCGTTCAGAGGACATGGGTATCTGCACCACCGAACAGGGATTTCTTGTTCGACTTTGTGATAAACTTTCCCGCCTGTCTACATTCGCCAGTGCCGGTGAATTGAAAGTAGACAACGAATCCTATCACGACGCCATTGTTGATATTGTCAACTATTGTGTGTTGTTTGATGGGTATGTTTCTTCAAAGAAAGACTAGACATTTCTTGAAAATATGGTATACTTATACCATGAGACTAAGAACAATCAAGACTGTAATCAAGAACATAGTGGCTTTTTCTATCGTATTTTTCTTTGCGTATGTATTTGTGACTATGGTTTTTATGATAAACTATGCACTGGGTTCTGAGATCGAAACAGAGAACCATCACGAATTACTTGATGCCATTTGTGAAGTCGAATCTAATTGCCAGAGTGATGTAGTAGGTGACAATGGAAATGCAATCGGCGCATATCAGATTTGGTATGACTACTGGTACGATGCAGTTACTTTTAGTTCACATGATGACTTGGAACTTTCTGATGAATACAAAAGTTGCTATAACAAAGAATATTCGGAGAAGGTAGTTCTTGCTTATTGGGATAGGTATGCTACAATAAATAGACTTGGTAGAACACCGACGAATCAAGACCTAGCAAGAATTCATAACGGCGGTCCAAACGGTTATAAGAAAAATGCAACAGTGGGTTATTGGAACAAAGTGAAAGTAAGACTATATGAATGAATGTTACACTAATGTAGCGGTTCGAGGAAACAACATTCTCTGTCGAGGAATCGATGAGAATGGAAAACGATTCCAAAGAAAAGAAGAGTACAGTCCTACTCTCTTTGTTGCGTCACAGAAAGAATCAAAATACAAAACACTAGACGGGTGTTATGTCGAACCAATTAAACCCGGTAGTATATCAGATACCAGAGATTTCATTCGGAAGTACGAAGGTATACAGGGATTTGATATCTATGGAAATACAGACTATGTGTATCAATTCATCGGAGAGAATTGCAAAGGTGAAATTGATTATGACTTTTCAAAAATCAAAGTCGCAACAATTGACATTGAATGTGAATCTGAACATGGGTTTCCAAAACCAGAGGATGCAAACGAACGAATCAATGCAATCACTGTTGATTTCAATGGTTGGATTTATGTCTTTGGACTTGGTGAATTTCATATTGATATTTCCTCTTACGGTGGTAAACTTCGTCAGTTCAAATTTGAAACCGAGGAAGAGTTGTTGCTTTCGTTTCTTGACACATGGGAGTTAGAATCACCTGATGTTGTCACGGGATGGAATGTTCGTTTCTTTGACATTCCATATCTTGTAAATCGAATTGGTGATGTTCTTGGTTCCAAGGAAGTCAAACGAATGTCTCCTTGGAAAATCATCAAGGAGAAAATCGTTCGTAAGATGAACAGGGAAAATCAAACTTTTGATTTGGTTGGTATTGCTACGCTCGATTACTATGAACTATACCAGACATTCACTTATGTAAATCAAGAATCATATCGTCTCGATCACATTGCATTTGTAGAACTTGGTGAGAAGAAACTCTCGTATGATGAATACGACAGTATGGCAACATTCTACAAGAATGACTTTCAAAGATTCATTGAATACAATGTCAAGGATGTTGAACTCATCAGCAAACTTGAAGACAAGATGAAGTTGATTGAACTTGCAGTGTCACTTGCATATTCTGCCAAAGTAAACTACATGGATGTGTTCGGACAGGTGCGAACATGGGATTGTATTATCTACCACTATCTGATGGAACATAATATCGTTGCTCCACCAAAGACTACAAGCAAGAAGGATGCTCAGTATGCCGGTGCGTATGTGAAAGATCCGATTGTTGGTATGCATGATTGGGTTGTGTCGTTTGACTTGAACAGTCTGTATCCTCACTTGATTATGCAATACAACATCAGTCCTGAGACGATGATAAGTCAGCAGAAGAATTATATAATTACACCAGACGCAGTTCTTGGTGAACAGTCTGAACACTTCAAGAAAGCACTGAAGTGCAACACCGACAAAGATTATTCTGTCGCCGCAAACGGAACATGTTACACAAAGAAGCACAAGGGGTTTCTTCCGTCACTCATGGAGAAGTTGTACAAAGAACGAAAGATGTACAAGAAGAAGATGATTGAGTGTCAGAAGAGACAGCAAGCAGGCGAAAAGAATCTAGAAAAAGACATTGCAAAGTTCAACAACTTCCAGTTAGTTCGTAAGATTCAATTGAACAGTGCTTATGGTGCGATTGGTAATGAGTGGTTCCGGTATTTCGATGTTGACATGGCTGAAGCAATTACCCTGTCGGGACAGTTGAGTATTCGTTGGATTGCAGACAAACTAAATGAGTTTCTGAACAATACAGTTGGTACAAAGGATTATGATTATGTTGTCGCATCTGATACAGATAGTGTGTATCTTCGTCTTGGGAATCTTGTGGACAAAGTATGTGGGAGTCGCTCCAAATCGGAGGTGGTTGAATTCCTCGACAAAGCATCAGAAGAAGTAATTCTTCCCTTCATCAAGAAGCAGTACGATGAACTTGCAACAACGATGAATGCGTATGAGAACAAAATGGTAATGGACAGGGAGTGTGTCTCTGACAAAGCAGTATGGACTGCAAAGAAACGATACATGATGCGTGTTCATGATTCGGAAGGTGTTCGTTATGAAACGCCCAAGACTAAAATCATGGGAATTGAAACGACTCGTAGTTCAACTCCGCAGGTTGTTCGTGATTCGTTGAAGGAAGCAATCGATTTGATTCTCACGACAGATGAAGATACCGTAATCGATTTCATTGAAGACTTTCGTAGGAAGTTCAATGACTTCACCCCAGAGGAGATTGCCTTTCCTCGCGGAGTAAACGGAATGACAAAGTACAATGACAGAGCAAGCATTTACAAGAAGTCAACACCAATTGCAGTCAAGGGTAGTTTGATTTACAATCACTACATTGACAAGTTGGGACTTGACAAGAGACATCGAAAGATTATTGACGGCGACAAGATTAAGTTTGTTCACCTAATCAAACCAAATCCACTTGGGGGAGTTGCAGGACAAGATCAGGTTGTTGCTTTTCCAAACGACCTACCGAAAGAATTTGAACTACAAGAGTTTGTAGATTACGAAACACACTTCCAGAAATCATTTCTTGATCCGTTGAAGAACATTCTCGAAAAGATTGACTGGAAGACAGAACATATTAACACATTGGAAGGATTATTCTCATGAGTAAAAAGAAAGTAAAGTGTCCATACGAGGCATTAATCAAAAGCGCCTATGCAAATGAAACAGCAAGAGCAAAAGGTTCACAGACAGGTTCGACAAACAAGCAGTTGGCAGAAGAACGAGAAAAGTTTTTTCTTGCGAGAAGAGATACGATTGACATCACCGTAGATTTCCTACAGAATATGTTCATGGAACAAGACGGATTGTGTCCCGTTTCTGATATTGTCATAGACATGAATGATAAGCATATCAAAGACAAGAGTGACTGGAGATGGATGCTTGCCCCTAGTCTAGATCGACTAGATAATACCTTGGGTTACACAAAAGAAAATGTACAGATAGTAACTCGTTTTGTGAATGTTGGATTTAAAGATTTTTCTGGAGACAGAGAACTTATTGCAAACATTCTCTTTCGGGGACATCCAAGACCTGCTAACGGGTTGGAGTGTCTTGTCTGAACTGAGGAGTTTTTTATGATGAATGGAACTATAGAATACAAGGTGGCATTATTTGTTATTGATGTTTTAAATAATCTGCTCGACAAGAACAGAAAGAAACTAGTAGAACAACAAAAAGATAAAGATTGCAGTGTAGAAATTTATGAAAATACACTGGACTTTTGTAATCAATTGGAGTATGCTATAAAACAAATAGAAAGGTTTAGAAAATGAGTGAAAAGAAAGAAAGCAACCCACTGACAGACTGGGAACTTCCTACTATATGGGACATCATTGACAGAATGGAATTTAAGTATCTGTTTGGTTGCGGAGATACAAATGAGCGTACACGAAATGAAGATGGAACATTCAAGGGAGATGATCCATCAACACCAAATGTAAATGAAGCATGGAAGTCGGGAAAGAGTCCAAAGAAAAAGAAGACTAGAAAGAAGGCGAAAAAATAATGAGTGATTTTCTAAAGAGTATTATCAAAAGTTCAGGAAACGAATATGCAGGAATTGCCTCAGATGGGATTGAAGGTTCGGATGTCACAGGGTTTATTGATACTGGCTCTCATGTGTTCAATGCCTTGCTTTCTGGGTCTTTGTATGGTGGCATACCAAACAATAAAATTATGGCGTTGGCAGGAGAGTCTGCTACTGGTAAAACTTATTTCGCACTTGGTATGTGCAAGAAATTCTTGGATGACAACCCAGACGGTGTGGTACTGTATTTCGACACGGAACAAGCAATCACTTCAGACATGATTTCTGAGCGGGGTATGGATCCCAACAGAGTTGCTGTATTCCCAGTTGCTACAGTCGAGACTTTCCGTCATCAGGCAATCAGCATTGTTGACAAGTATATCGAAACCAAGGATAGCAAGCCTGTCTTTGTTGTTCTTGATTCTCTTGGTATGCTTTCCACAGAGAAAGAAATGAACGACACCGCAGAAGGTAAGTCAACCCGTGACATGACACGCGCCCAAGTGATCAAGGCGACATTCCGTGTACTTACTCTCAAGTTGGGTAAAGCAGGTATTCCTCTTATCATGACAAACCACACCTACGATGTTGTCGGTGCTTATGTTCCAATGAAGGAGATGGGTGGTGGTTCTGGTTTGAAGTATGCCGCATCTACGATTGTCTACCTTTCAAAGAAGAAGGATAAGGACGGAACAGATATCATTGGTAATATTATCAAATGTAAGTTGTTCAAGGGTAGGTTCACCAAAGAGAACAAGATGGTTGAAGTTCAGTTGAATTATGACACAGGACTCAACCCTTATTATGGTCTTGTACCAATTGCAGTGAAGTACGATATCTTCAAGAAGGTTTCCACTCGCATTGAGTTACCTGATGGTAAGACTGCCTTCGAGAAGTCCATCAACAACGATCCTGAAAAGTATTTCACTCTTGAAGTTATGGAAAGACTTGAAGATGCAGTTGCAAAGGAATTCAAGTATGGTACAATTGAAGCAGAAGAAATTGTAGAGGAGATTGTAAATGTCGAAGAATGAAGAAGCAGGTAAATATAGAAAAGAAGTAAAGAAAAGTAAAGGTTTAGGAGACACCGTTTCTAAGGTAATCAAAAAGGCAACCTTTGGAAAGGTAGAGGAGTGCGACTCCTGTAAAAAAAGAAAAGAGATGTTGAACAAACTCTTCCCATATAAGGAAAAAGACAATGACTGATATGAAAGATATTTTTGAGTTTACCGAAATTGAAAATGATATGACAGGTATTCGAATTACGGAAGGTGATTATAAAGGATTGCATTGGACATTTGGAACGGTTCAGTTTCTTGATCCCGAGGAGTCCCCTACGAGTAACGAATCTTGTGGGTTTATGGAATGTAAGTTTGATTATGTGATTCATGACAATCCATTTGATTATGAGGAAAATCAAGACATGACTAATTTCATGGGTGATATTCTCATTGAAGTTCTCGACGAAGAACTCAAAGATGACTCATTTAATATTGAAGATATTCCCATGCCTCCCGCTAGTATGGCAGATCAACTCATTGACAACAAAGTAATCGCAGACACCATGCGAGAGGAAGCAGTGAATGACAACGATTGAAAATTGTATTCTGGAAAACCTAATTCTCAACGAAGAGTATTCTCGAAAGGTAGTTCCTTTTATTCGGGAAGACTTCTTTACAGACAGAAAGGAAAGAATACTTTTTCAATGCATTCGTGAGTTTCTCAACTCATATAACGGTGTTCCCACAAAAGAAGTATTGAAGATTACTCTCGACACTCGTAAGGATTTGAATGACGATGAGTTCAAAGATTGTGTGAGTACACTTGATACTTTTGATACAAGAGAAGAAAATGAAGATTGGTTGATAGAGCAAACAGAAAAGTTCTGTAAGGACAGAGCAGTCTACAACGCCATCATGGAATCTATTCAGATTATTGATGGTAAATCAAAGACAGAAAAAACAGAGAATGCAATTCCTGAAATTTTGTCTGATGCTCTTTCTGTTTCATTTGACACTAGCATTGGACATGATTATCTCAAGGACACAACCGAACGATATGATTTTTACCATAAGACAGAATCAAGAGTTTCTTTCGATTTGGAATATTTCAATATCATTACAAACGGTGGAACACCACAGAAAACACTGAATGTTATTCTTGCAGGGACAGGTGTGGGTAAGTCATTGTTTATGTGTCACCACGCCGCAAACTGTTTGTCTCAGAACAAGAATGTTTTGTACATTACATGTGAAATGGCAGAGGAAAGAATTGCAGAACGAATTGATGCAAACCTCATGGACATCACAATGGATGATTTGAAAGTTCTACCAAAGGAATTATATGAGAAGAAAATTTCAACTGTAGCAGAGAACATCTCAACGAGTTTGATTATCAAAGAGTATCCCACTGCAACAGCAAATGTAAATCACTTTCGTATTTTACTTGATGAATTGAAAATCAAAAAGAAGTTTGTCCCCGACATCATCTTTATTGATTATCTCAACATCTGTGCATCATCTCGAATGAAGCAAGGTGCAAATGTAAACTCATACACATATATCAAATCAATCGCAGAGGAGTTACGAGGCCTCGCAGTGGAGTACAGTGTTCCTGTCTTTAGTGCAACCCAGACAAACAGACAGGGGTTTTCAAATACTGATGTTGGACTTGAAGATACATCCGAATCATTCGGTCTTCCTGCAACAGCAGACTTGATGTTTGCACTGATTAGCACAGAGGAATTTGAAGAGAAGGGACAAGTAATGGTGAAGCAATTAAAGAACCGTTATAACGATGCCTTTTCCAATAAAAAGTTTGTGTTAGGTATTAATCGTGCTAAGATGAAACTCTTTGATGTAGATAATAATGAACAAACCGGATTATCGAACAGTAATCAGGACTACAAAGAAGAGGAAAGTTTTGGTGTTGGGTTTGATTCACAATCGTTTAATGGCAAGTTTAAGAAAAAAGTTACCGATGAAGTATCAGAATGGAGTATATAATGAAAGATAATACAAGCAATAAGTTCAAGGAATCTGTTGATGCAGATTGGAAGCGATGGGCAGAAAAATATTTTCCTGTAGAGGAAAAAATGCAAAATTGGGAAGTTGAATTGATGTGGGTTCTCAAGGATAACAGATGAGTTCTATCCTTGATAAAACCTTTATCAATCGAGTCTCTCCCCAACTAGAAAGATTTGCTTGGAAGAAAGACAACCTTGCGAATTGTAGGTGTCCCATTTGTGGTGATTCCGACAGAGACAGGAGAAAGGCGAGAGGATATTTTTATCAAAAGGAAAATGGATTTTTCTTTAAATGTCATAACTGTAACTTTGGTTCTAACATATATAATTTCTTGAAGGAGGTTTCAGTTTCACTCTGCAAAGAGTATTCCGCTGAATCATTCAAAGAAAAAACATTTGGTAGGAAGAAGGAAAGTAAAGAAGTGTTCAGATATATTGACAAGAAACCGAAATTCAAGAAGAAGGACAAGGTACTTGATGAACTAAAGTGCCTATCAGATTTACCAAAGGAACATCCCGCAGTTAAATTTGCGGACATGAGACAAATTCCAAGACAACATTTTCCACTTCTCTACTTTACAGATGACTTCGGAAAGTTTGTTCGTAGTTCTCTTGACCCAACAGTGTTTGTTGGTAGGGAGAATCGAATTGTAATTCCCTTCTTCAACAGTCACGGTGATGTTGTTGCCGCTCAGGGAAGAGCAATCAACTTCAAGGACGAAGAGAACGCAAGACAGACTGCAAAGTATATCACAATCAAGGCAGACAAAAGCATTGATAGATTATGGTATGGACTTTGGAGAGTGAACCCAGAGAAGCGTGTGTATGTTGTCGAGGGACCTATTGATTCTTTATTCTTGAACAATGCAGTTGCTATGGTTGGTGCAGGTGCGTTGAAAGAAATTCCTGCTAGACTTAGTAATGCAAAATTAACATATATTCTGGACAATGAACCACGCAATCGACAGATTTGTGCATACAATGAAAAATTGATTGAACTTGGTAAAGAGGTATGCATCTGGCCAAAAGATATTAGAGAGAAAGATATCAATGACATGGCATACCGTTTGTCTACTCGCAAGATTCAAAAGATAATTGATCATAATACATATAGCGGACTGGAAGCAAATGTGAAATTTAATGAATGGAGAAAGGTTTGAATAAAGAGAATGTATTAGATAATGGACATGTTCACCTTGTAGATAAAATGGGAAGTGATTTGACCGTGTGTAATGCCGCTCGCGTTTCGTTCAATAACGAAAGTGAATGGGCAGTAGACGAGGAGGTAGAAGCAAGACTGAAGAAGTCTAACTCCTCTTTCCGTGTAGAAGATGTCCGAACACTATCGGAGCGTGACAAGAAACTGATTCGGTATCTTGCAAAGCACAATCACTGGACACCATTTGCACACCCACAAATTACGCTTAGAATTAAGGCACCAATTTCGATTCGGACTCAGTTCTTTAAGCACAAGCAAGGATTCGTAGAAAATGAAATTAGTCGCCGTTATGTTGATGAAGTACCTGAATTCTATTATCCAAAGTTTCGACACCGACCATCAGGAAATGCCAAGCAAGGAAGTGATGGTTGGTTGGAATGCGTCGATGGAGGCGGTGAGACATCTGGAGGATTTGCTACCCATCCCCTGTACGAAGCATACAAAGCAACAATTAAAAGTGCATTAAACACATACGAAGATTTGATTGCATCAAATGTTGCACCAGAGCAAGCACGATTCGTTCTCCCGCAAGGAATGTACACAGAATGGTATTGGACTGGTTCTCTTGCTGCTTATGCAAGATTCTATAAGCAAAGAATCGATGAACACGCACAGTGGGAGATTCGTGAATATGCAGAAGCAGTCGGAAAAATTATTCAACCATTATTCCCAGTTTCGTGGAAGGAATTAACCAAGTGAAAATATTAATTTTAGGAAATAAGTATTACTCCAATCTTAAACTGGATGATATTGTAGACAGTTTTGATGTAGTCTATAGATTCAATCTTGCCCGTCCGGGCACAAATAACGGGACAAAATTTGGTAAACTTGTAATGTGTAGTCACATATATCACAATTGGGTTTTGAATCCACTCTCTAAAGAAAGTATGGTAGAACTATATGGATGGGAATATACTGACGACTTTGTAAGTGAGTATTATGATTTTTTCTCCAAAAACAAAGAAAAGTTTGACGAGATATACCACCAAAATGAAGACATCTGGCATCAATGGAATTATATCCTTGAAGATTACAATAGTCCTCACAGATTTTCAAAAATGGCAACATCTGGGTATTCAACTATTTTTAAACTTTTGTATGAAGTCTCCGACGAAGACACCATCTATGTTGCGGGTTTTACTTTATCTGAGAAGGAGACTCGACGCTCGGTGGGTGAAGAATATTCCTTTGCCTTGTTGAAAAACAAAGAAGAAATTGAAAACACTTGTCACTCATTTTCTGAAGAAAAAAACATTTTAGCATGGCTTCATAACAATAAAAAGATTGATGCATCTTTGTGTATGTTAGAAGACACCGAGGAATTTACTCTGGAAGATAATGCACATAATACAGTACCTTCGCAGTACATACTTGATCTACTAAATGGGAGAATTGCATGAAAAAAGGAATGAAGGATAACATAGAAAGAAAACAACCTTCAATAAACACTGTTCAATTACACAACGATACTCCTTTGTTTAGTTTTATTGAGTTAAACATTAATGAAATCTGTAATAGAAAGTGTCCGTTTTGTCCCAGAGTCGATCCTAAGTCTTATCCAAATCAAAACATTCATATGGATGTATCCTTGGTTGAAAACATTGCTGATCAACTTGTAGGTCTTAATTTTAAAGGAATTGTCAACATTAGCGGAACTGGTGAACCTTTGTTGACAAAGCACATAACAGACATAGTGAAACAGTTCGGAGACAGAGGAATACACATAGAGATTGTGACTAATGGAGACATGCTGGTAAGAAAAAAAGGTAAGCAACTAATTCGAGATTTATATTCATCGGGACTTTCCCAACTTGTCATTAGCATGTATGATGGACCAGAACAAGTAGAGTTATTTCATAATTTGTTTGCTGAGTGTGGAATAGATAAAAGTTTATACTCTTTGAGAGACAGATGGTATGATGAGTCAGAAGATTATGGATTACTTTACACAAACAGAGCAGGAATAATAAAATTTGATAATCTGTCTGATATATCCAAAGAAAAATTAATGAAATCAGGAAAATCTGCCTGTTTCTATACCCATTATTCTATGATGATAGACTGGAATGGTGATGCATTACTTTGCTGTCAAGACATGTATAGTAGAACAGTGAAGTTTGGAAATGTAAAAGATAAATCTCTCATTGACATATGGACAGATGCAAAATTAACAGAGTATAGAAACAAACTTAAAAATGGAGATAGGTCTTCTTCGCCCTGTAGTAATTGCAATGCAAATGGCCAAGTTTTTGGTAGGAATCACGCAGAGACATGGAAATAAAAACAGCAAATGGATGTTATATTACTGACTCTAATGGTAACAAGTATATTGATACCACTATGGGATCTGGCGCACAATTGATAGGTCATGGTAATATACTAAGTCTCAAAATTGCAAAACAAGTAGAAAGAGGCACGATATACACTGTACCAAACTCCTATACCAATGAAGTAAATGGGTATTTGAAGTACATCAATCCAGACTTACACAATCAGTATATATTTTGTAGTTCTGGAACAGAAGCCAATATGAGAGCAATTAGACTTGCTCGCGCCTATAGTGGTAAAAACATAATTGGTAGATTTCATGGAGGTTGGCATGGGGGATTAGATGGTTTTTTAAACGAACATCCAGATAACAAGGGTGTCCCTGTGGTGACTGATGAATTGTTTAAAGTATTGCCCTATAATGATGATGAATGTTTTAAACATATTACTTCAGACATGGCTGCTGTAATAATAGAACCAGTTCAGGGGTCTAATCCTAGGTCAGATGTAAAAGAGTTTCTGAATAAACTAAGGTATCACTGCACCAAAAAAAATGTATTACTAATATTTGATGAGATAATGACAGGGTTTCGAGTCTCTGTGAAAGGTGGTGCTGGTATTTTTGATGTGAGACCTGACATAGTGACATATGGAAAGGTTCTAGGTGGAGGATTTCCAATCGGTGCGGTTGGAGGTACTTCAAAAATCATGAAAACTAAAAACATATTTTATGGTGGAACATTTTCCGCAAATCCCCTAAGCATGTATTCTGCCAAACTAATTCTTGAAACTATTATTGATAAAACTTATATTAAATATGATGAACTAGACACTGCTGGAGAAACATTTAGAAATGAATTGAACAAATTCTTTATATCACAAAACAAGAAAATGAGAGCAATAGGATGTGGTGCTATAAATAGAATTATTTTCACAGACAAATTTATTATGAACAGAAAAGATAGAGACTTATACGAACCAACTGATGCTCAGTCATTGTTTTCCGAAAGACTTAGAAAAGAAAACATCTTTGTTAATACTAATGGTTTATACCACTTTTCTATGTCTCACACACCAAAAGTCATGGAAAAACTTATTGATAGTATTAAAGAGACTAGCAGACATGAATGATGAGAC